ATGGAACAGACACAAAAGAAGAAGACCGCGAAGCCGTATTCGCCTGAGTTCCGCGAACATGCGGTGCGGTTGGCGATGGAACCCTGCCGACGGCCCCGGATTTCTCCAAGCCCACGCACGCCCGGTTCCGCGCCAAGCTGGCCCGGATTGTGGCCTTGGCCGAAGCGGGCGACATTGACGGTCTGCAGGCCTTCGAGACAACCCGCCCGTAAGCAGCGCCAAAGCGATGGCCCGCTACCGCGACCTTTGCGTGATCGCCATCACAGCCCGCGCGCAGGTAGCCGCATGAAGATCACCTCGGGATTTCCAGCGCGATCCGACTGGCCCGACTATCCCAATCGCGATCGCGGTATCCGTTGCGCTGGATCTCCCTCGTCGGAGAGCGCGTCCCCTTTGCCACGCGTCCGGGCCTCCACCTCGGCTTGCACGATGCGCTCACAGCATCCCGCGCACGAAGTCACCATCAGCCAGCTTCTAAACCAGCCCAACCAGCGCCATTATCTCGTCGGCCATCGTCATCTCCGTTGTCGGTTTCAAGACTCGCAACCCGAACCTTCTCTCAAGACCGGCAGTGACCGACAGCGTAACCCCCGGCCGCGCGCTGCGCTACCGCAAGAGCTCCGCGCGCGGCCTCCTACACCACAACACGGGACACAGCCTCTCCAATCCGCACTTCGACCTGAAGCGACACCGGTATGCCGTTCAACGCAGCATGGGTAGACCTGCTTTGGGAACAGCTTCGCCACGGATGGCGCCGAAAAGCGCCCGGTGACAAAATCATGGGAAAGAGCACTCGAGGCGCCCATTTGACCCGCCGGCACCATCTCGTGCACGTCGGGCATCTGCGACAACCACAGACCCGGGGCAAGTTCAACCCAGCCGCCCTTGGAGCCCCGCTTGGGGCGGGCCTCTGCCCTCGCTGGCAGGGAAATTTCCTTTCTCAGCGTCATATCGAGCTGTCCAGCAACAGGCGCCCAAGATCAGCCTCGGTCATCGGGTCCGAAGGTGGCAATCCGCTGTCCAGCCGCCAGGCGGACAGAGCGCCTTCGGTCTGTCGTCCCATCAGCCCGTCGACAGGGCCCGGATTGTAGCCAAGCTGCGTCAGCGCAGTCTGGATATCACGGACGGTGTCCTGCGTAAGGGCGACGAAGGGTGATGGCGTCAGCGGCTTTCTTGGCGTTGGCGTCGCTCCCGGTGGTGGTGGTGCCGGTGGCGGGGTGGGGAAAGCGGCGGCGTCTGCCGGAAAGGATCGGTCCGCGGGTGGCGCGGGCAAGGGTGCCGCCGGCACAGGTGCGGGTTGCGGTGCAGCATTAGCGCCAACCGGCGGGCTTGCGGCAGGGTTGGTTGCGATTTCGGTGATCAGGCGATCCATATCGACCACGAAAAGGTCTTCGGCGGTCAGGACAAACGCGGATTTTCCCGCCAGATCGAAGCCGATTGACAAGGGAACATCGCCCAACGGGGGTGCGACAAGGTTCAGCAGTGCTCAGCCCGCTTCTGCGGTCAACGAACCGTCGTGGAAGGACAAGGCGATGACCGGGTTCGCTGATGGCCAGGTGGCGCTGTGGGCTGCCAGACCCGTATGGTCCGACAGGTCGGCAAGGGCAGTCCACTCCTTGCTCAACGCAGCGCCAAAGGCTGGTGCGGACGCAGCACAATCCACCAGGATCTGAAGGCGTCCCTATGGCTCTTGCACCGTCAAGGTCATTACCGCCGCGCTGTATCGGTCTTGACGGGAACTGCAGATTCAGGAAGCGCTGCCATTACCAACGCCAGCGCCGTGCATTCGGGATTTGCCGCCGCTGCGGAAACCGGGATGCTGTCAGCCGGGCCCAACAACATAAGGCCACCGTCTTCCGCCCGCACCGGCGGGACGGCCGCACTCCTTGCGTAAATGTCGCGCACCCGGCCAGAGCCAAGCACGATGCCACCCACAAGCGTCGGGACCAGCAACCAGTCATCGTCAAGCCACAGCGTAGCCCCGGTGGCGATAAGGTCGGAAAAGCGCCCGTCCATGATCCGCCGCTCCAGCCGAAAACCGTTACGCGACATGGTTTCGGCAAGCGGGCCGGCGGCGGTGGCATGCCATTTCCACAACAGGCCTTGCCCGTGGCCAGCAATGTCACGGCATGCCAAGGAAGCCTATAAGTTCTATGCCGCCACCGGCGCACAGCCTTTGCGCCAGGACGTGCGCCGCAACTTCCCCTTCGCGGGCATCGTGTTCGAGGAGTATTCCGGCATCGTCACCCTCTCGACCAAGGCGACCGAACGGCTGGTCCCGGCGAACGAAGGCATCGCCTTCCCCTTGGGCACGATGGACACCTTCACCACCTATGGCGGCCCAGCCAACCTGCTGGAGGCGGCAAACACCATGGGTCTGCCGCTCTATGCCCGCCAGCATCTCGACGAAAAGGGTCGCTGGATCGATCTGATGACGGAGGCCTCGATCCTGCCGGTGAACAAGCGGCCGCGCATCGCGATCCGCATTCACACCTCGAACTGACAGCCACGCCATGAACGCCTTCGCCGCCGCCATGGACCGGATCTATGCCAACCCGTCCATGGCGGCAGCCGCTGTCTGGATTTCCGCCACCACATCAGAGGAGCGCCCGATCCGCGTCATCCGCCGCGCCCCGGACCGCATCACCGAATTTGGGGCGGCCCGCTTTGTCAGTGACACTATGATGGTGGACGTCCGCGTGTCCGACCTGCCGGAACCGCGCCCCGGAGATCTGATCGTCATTGGGACCGACAGTTTCACCATCCAGGGCGAACCGCTTCGCGACTGCGAACGCCTGATCTGGACCTTGGACCTGCGCCCATCATGAGGTTGAAAATCGCGTTCGACCCCGACCTCATCGCCCTGATGCAGGCCGAAATTGCCGCCGGGGAAAAGGCGGTATCCGCTGCCATGCGCGAGGCAGGCACCTCCCTGAAATCCGCCTGCGAGGCCAGATCACAGGCGCGGGCCTCGGAACCCGCCTTGGAAACTCCATCCGGCTCGCCAGCTTCCCGAAATTCGGCGACAGCCTGAATGCAGCTGCGCTGGTCTGGTCGAACGCACCGGTCATCATCGGCGCGCATGACACCGGGCCGCTGATCCGGTCCAAGGATGGGTTCTGGCTGGCGATCCCCACCCCGGCCGCTGGCAAAAGCACCAAGGGCGGTCGCATCACTCCCGGAGAATGGGAACGCCGCACCGGCCTGCGTCTGCGGTTCATCTACCGCCGTCGCGGGCCGAGCCTGCTGGTGGCTGAGGGGCGGCTGAATTCCAAGGGGTGGGCTGTGGCCTCGAAATCCAAGACCGTGCGTGGCCTGGCGACCGTGCCGATCTTCCTGTTGGTGCCGCAGGTCAAGCTGCGCAAGCGGCTGGATCTCGCGCGAGATGCAGAGCGGGCGGTGGACAGCGTACCGGGGCGCATCGTGGCAGAGTGGAAGAACACTTGATCACTGGTTAGTCAGATAGAAAAACTCGCTTCGCAAAGGTCGCGCCACTGCTTGGCCGCCCTTGAAACTGTCCTCCAATCAGCCCGTTGACGTAAACTTCGCGATGGAAACGCGTTTTGCTTGTGTTTGCAATTTCGGGATTCTGCGACAACGCCATACCGATGAGCGTCGTTTCCAGCCAGTCGACGTATGCGTCGGAACTACTGCGGTTGTTTGAAAGACGGCCAGTCTCAGTAACCAGTGGAAATAGAAGGATGCAGGGCTTTCCTCGACGGTATGATTTCTCAACATCGCCCGGAGCAAGTATCTCGGAGTAATGATCAAGCTTATGCGGGGTGAAAACCTCGTCCTGAAAACCGCCCTGCGCGAGTGTTTTGCCGACGTACCATGGACGTACCTTTCGCCCATTATCGATGCAGAATGCGTAACAGCCTAAGGCGGCATTCAGACCTGTCCAATATTCCTCGACGTCTTGCCAGAATATCTTTCGCCGATGGCCAGTCCGTTCTCGCGGAAAATGGAACGGACCGCAGCTCTCAAAATTCATCGATCCTGCCCAAGTTGCCCCTGCTCGAAGCGATATATCTGATGTTCACTACCCGCGAAACCATTCTCTCTTCGCTGTATGCGCGCCTCCTTCCGCTTGCCGCCCTTGTTCTGCGTGACGAGGTTCTGCCCGACCGTATCCCTGCCGCGGGACTGATCATCCTGCGCGATGGCCAGCCGGGCGAGCCGGAAGTGACGCTGTCACCACTACGCTACCACTACCAGCACCGGGCCGAGCTGGAGGTCGTCGTCCAGGCCCCGAACGGCCACGCCAGCACCTTTGACTCTCTGATTTCCAGCATTGGCACCGCGCTGGAGGCAGACCGCACACTTGGCGGCCTTTGTGACTGGATCGAACCGGAGGCCCCAGCCTCGGTCGATCTACCGATTGAGGGCGCTGCGGCCCTGAAGGCGGCGGTGATCACCGTCGTGGTGCACTACACCACCATAGGCCCGCTGGCCTGACACCCCCAACATCGAGGAGACCCCCATGGCACGTGCGCAAGGCGCGCGGGCGCATATGGCGCTTGCATATGAAACGGTTTACGGCACCCCGCCGGTCAGTGGGTTCCGATTGATGCCCTTCGCCCGGACCACGCTGGGGTCGGAGCAGCGGCTGCTGGAATCCGAACTGTTGGGCTATGGCCGCGATCCCTTGGCCCCGATCAAGGATGCGGTCATCGCGGACGGTGAGGTGGTGGTGCCGATCGATGTCGAGGCATTTGGCTTCTGGCTGAAAGCGGCGTTTGGCCAGCCGGTCACCAGCGGCACGACGCCAAAAACCCACACCTTCCAGTCGGGCAGCTGGACCTTGCCTAGCATGGCGATTGAAACCGACATGCCCGAGGTGCCGCGTTTCGCTATGTATTCCGGCTGCGTGCTGGATCAGCTGACCTGGCAGATGCAGCGCTCCGGCCTGCTGACAGGGACCGCCCGGCTTGTGGCGCAAGGCGAAACCATCGCGGCCGCCACGGCGGCTGGCACGCCCACGGCGCTGGGCCTGCAACGCTTCGGGCATTTCTACGGCACGGTGAAACGAAATGGCTCGGCCTTGGGCAATGTGGTCTCTGCCGAGATCACCTATTCCAACAACCTCGACCGCATTGAGACCATCCGCGGCGATGGCCGCATCGACGGCGCCGACCCCGCCATGGCCGCCCTGTCGGGCCGGATCGAGGTGCGCTTCGCCGATACGGCACTGATCACCCAAGCCATCGACGGCACGCCCTGCGAGTTGGAGTTCAACTACAGCCTCGGGGCCAACGCCAGCTTCACCTTCACCGCCCATGCCGTCTACTTGCCCCGCCCCCGCATCGAGATCGCAGGCCCCCAAGGCGTGCAAGCGACTTTCGACTGGATGGCCGCCAAGGCCACCAGCCCCGCGCGCATGTGCACCGCCGTCCTCATCAACACCCTTGCAGGATACTGATCATGATCCGACGGAACCTGACCGCTACGCCGCAATGGATGGACCTTGCCCCCGGCCTGCGTTTGTTGGTGGGTCCGCTGACTACAGCTTTGATGGTGTCGGCGCGCGCCGATCCGGCCATTGAGACCCTTCCGGAAGGAGCGACGCAGGAAGCACTCGCCCTCGCGATGGCAAAGGCTGTGGCCCGGCGTGCGGTGCTGGATTGGGAAGGCGTCGGCGATGACGCGGGCAATATCGTGCCCGTCACGCCGGAAGGCATCGACGCATTGCTGGAAATCCGGCCCGTCTTCGAAGCTTTCCAGACCCAATACGTCGCCAAGGGTCTGATCCTGGACGCAGAAAAAACGTCTTCGCGCCGTCGCCGACTGGTCCTTCGGCGGTGGCGACCGGTACTGCGCGGCCTGCCAAGTTGCCTGCCCCGATTGCCCCGCAAGACTGAACCGACCACAGACTCCCGAGGGCTGGCAGGTCTGGGATCTTGTCGGTCGCCTTGGCGGGCAACTCCGCATCATCCCCGGCGCGGTGCTGGGCTGGGACATAGGCGCGGCCCTCGCCATGGCCCATGTCCTCGGTATCGACACCCTGATCGCCACCGAACTGCTGCCCGAAATCGAGGCGGTGATGGTGCGAAAACTGAACGAACAGATGGAAGGAGGCCGCGATGGCTGAAAAACGGGTGTCCGTCCGCCTCGTCGCGGAGGGCGGCCGCCAGGTGCGCGCGGAGTTGGAAGGCATCGGCGATGCGGGCGCGCGGGGCTTTGGCCGCCTGTCGACCGAGATGGAACTAGCCAATACCCGGCTGGCCAGCTTCGCCCGCAAGGCCGGGATCGCGCTGGCGGCGATCACCGTCGCGGAGGTGGCGGCTGGCGTGGCGATGGTGCGGTCGGGCCTCGAGACCATCGGCGCGCAGGCCGACATGGCCGCGTCTTTGAAAACTACGGTCGAAAGCCTGCAAGTGCTGACATGGGCTGGGGAGCTGGCCAGTGTCTCGATGGGCGAGATCGAACAGGCGACAAAGAAGCTGACCACGCGGTTGTCGGAAGCTGCCACGGGATCCGGAACGGCTGTGGGGGCCTTGCAGCGGCTGAACCTGACCGCCGCGCAATTGCAGGCGCTCCCGCTCGACCAGCGCATCGTCGCCATACAGGAAGCCTTGAACCGGTTCGTGCCCGAGGCCGAGCAGGCGGCTGTTGCGTCTGACCTCTTTGGCGACAAGGCGGCGCTGGCGTTTCTGCGGATCGACCCTACCACCTTGCGCGAGGCGGCGCAGGATGTGCGCGACTTCGGGGTGGCGGTCAGCGCCAGTGATGCCGCCCAGATCGAACGCACCGGTGATGCCATCGCCAAACTCAGCCTGATCTGGCTGGGGCTGACCAACCGCCTGACGGCCGCCGTCGCCCCGGCGCTGGAAACCATCGCCAATACGCTGTCCGACATGGCGCGCAGCACAGGGCCCATCGGTATCGCGATAAATGCGCTGTTCGACAACATCGGTCGCCTGACCACTTATGCCGCGACCTTTGCCACGCTGATGGCCGGGCGCTGGGTGGCGGGGTTGGCGGCGGCGGCCCTGTCCGTGCGCGGCCTTGCCACTGGCCTTGTCATCCTGCGCGGCGCCCTGATCCGCACTGGCATCGGCGCGCTGATCGTCGGCGCAGGCGATTTGGTGTTCCAGTTCACCCAGCTCGTCGCGGGCGCGGGCGGATTTGGCGCGGCGATTGGCCTTCTGAAGGATCTGGCGCTCGAGGTCTGGGACCGCATTGGCCTTGGCGCTGCCTCTGCCTGGTCGAAGATCGAGGCGAGCTGGGCCGGGCTGCAGGCCACGATCTATGGCGCGATGCAATCATCGGTGGAGGCCGTGATCAGCTTCGGCAACTCGGCTGCGGGTATCTTCAAGGGCGCTTATGAGGCGGTGAAGGCGATCTGGGGCCAGCTGCCGGGTGCCATCGGCGATTTTGCCTTTCTGGCCGCCAACGGCCTGATCGGCGGCGTCGAAGCCATGCTGAATGGTGTCGTCACCCGGATCAACAACTTCATCAATGGCTTGAATGCCGCGCTGGACCTTTTGCCCGATTGGGCGGTGGGCGAAGGTGGGGTCCGGATCGGCACGCTGGATCCAGTGGCGCTGGGCCGGATCGACAATCCCTTCGCCGGTTCTGCCGCTGCTGCCGGGACCGCTGCCGCCGAGGCCTTCTCGGCTGCCATGGCGCAGAGCTATGTGACGACGCCCGATCTGGGGCTGACCGGGACGGCGGAAGAAGCCACCGCCCGGGCAGAGGCGTATCGGGAGGCTTCCGGCATGTTGGCGGATGCGGCAGCGCGTCCGATACAAAGCTGTCAGGCGCTGAAAGACGCGGTAGCCGGGGCCGGAACCGAGGGTGAAGGGGCGCTGGACGGGGCCACCGATGCCGCCGACCGGCTGGACGAGTCGATAACGGAAGCCGGGCGCGCTGCCGGTGGCGCAGGGGCAGCTGCTGCGGCTGGGGCCGAAGTGGCCAAGACCGGATGGGAGGCGGCTGTCGCCACGCTCGCCGATTACGCTGCCAAGGCGCGCGACATTGGTGGCGATATCGGCAATGCACTGGTCTCTGCCTTCACTTCGGCCGAGAACGCCGTCGGTGAGTTCGTCAAAACCGGCAAGCTGGATTTCCGCGACCTCGTTACCTCGATGATCGCCGATCTGGCAAAATTGGCGGCCCGGCGATTCATCCTCGGCCCCATTGCCAATGCGCTGTCGGGCGCGCTGGGCGGTGCGGGTGGCATCTTCTGTCTGGCTGGACCCTGGACAGCACCACCGGCGTCGTCACCTTCACCACCGCCCCTGCGGGAGGTGTCATCGTACGGGCCGGTTTCGAATTCGATGTGCCGGTGCGGTTCGACAGCGACACGCTGGACGTGACCCTCGACTTTGAACGGCTCGGGTCGATCACCTCCATCCCCCTTTTGGAGATCCGCAGATGAAGAACCTCTCCCTTGCACTTCAGGCCCATCTCGATGATGGCACCACTTTGTCCTAGTGCTGGCGGATCAGCCGCACTGACGGTTTGGCGCTGGGCTTCACCGATCATGATCGCACGCTGGCGTTCGATGGCACCGCGTTTGAACCGGAAAGCGGATTTGCGGCGTCAGAGATCCGCGCTGGCTCCGATCTCGCGGTCGATGCGCAGGACGCGACCGGTGTATTGACCTCCGACCGGATCACGGAAACTGACATCCTCGACGGGCGCTGGGACAATGCGGCGGTCGAGCTGTGGCGAGTGAACTGGGCCGACACTAGCCAGCGCGTACTCTTGCGCCGGGGGGCGGTTGGACAAATCCGGCGTGGGCGCATGGCCTTTGTCGCAGAGGTCCGGTCGTTAGCGCATGTCCTCGGCCAGACCGTGGGACGCACGTTTCAAGCGGGGTGCGACGCCCGCTTGGGCGATGCGCGATGCGGCATTGATCTGGAAAACGCCATCTACAAGGGTTCGGGCGTCGTCACCGACCTGTTGCGTGATCGGGCCTTCATGGCATCGGGGCTGAGCGGGTTTGACGCGGGCTGGTTCACTTCTGGGACTCTCACCTGGACCGGCGGCGCGATTGCCGGGCGAGTCACTGAGGTACTGTCCCATGGCTTGGCCGATGCCATCGCCACATTGACTTTGCTGGAAGCTCCAGTGTTGCCCATCGCCGAGGGCGACAGCTTCATCGCGCGCGCGGGCTGCGACAAGCGCATCGCGACCTGCAGCGCCAAGTTCGCGAATGTCGCCAACTTCCGGGGCTTTCCGAACATCCCCGGTCAGGATGCCGTGCTCCGCTATGCCAGTCAGGATGGCGGCCATGAGGGGAACGTGCTGTGACGACCGCCAATCCCGCCTTGGTCATCGCCGTCGCGCGGTCTTGGCTCGGCACAGCCTACCACGATCAGGCCAGTCTGCGCGGGGTCGGCTGCGATTGCCTCGGCCTCGCGCGCGGCGTCTGGCGCGAGGTGGTCGGGGATGAGCCATTCCTTATCCCACCGTACAGTCGGGACTGGGGCGAGACCGGACCACAAGAGGTGCTCGCCGACGGCGCACGGGTGATGATGGTGGAAATCGCTCCAACCGAAGCTGGTCCCGGGGCGCTGGTCCTCTTCCGGATGACCCCGCGCGCCATCGCCAAGCATGTCGGGATCCTGACCGCACCCGACCGTTTTATCCACGCCTATGAACGGCTGGGTGTGGTCGAGGAAGTCCTGACTCCGGCATGGGCGCGCAAGATCGCCTTGGCTTTTCTTTTCCCCAAACCTTGAGACCCCACACATGGCAACTTTGGTTCTCGGCGCCGTCGGCTCCGCGATTGGCGGCGCATTTGGCGGTGCCATCCTCGGCTATTCCGGTGCGGCCATCGGCGGCTTCATCGGCTCCACCATTGGCTCGGTGGTCGACAACTGGATCGTGTCGTCACTGGCCCCGGCACAACGCATCGAGGGCGCGCGGCTGGACTCCTTGCGCATAACGGCTTCGACCGAAGGGGCCGTGATCCCGCGCCTGTTCAGGCGCATGCGCATCGGTGGCAACATCATCTGGGCCACCGATTTCCGCGAGGAGGTCAACACCACGCGTCAGGGCGGCGGCAAAGGCAGCGGGCCAAAAGTTACGACCACCGAGTACCTCTACTATGCCAGCTTTGCGGTGGCGCTGTGTGAGGGCAAGATCACCGGCATTGGTCGTGTCTGGGCCGACGGCAAGCCGATGGACATGACCGGGGTCACCTGGCGCTGGTATCCCGGCGATGAGGCGCAGGGCCCCGATCCTTTCATTTCCGCCAAGATGGGTGCGGCCAACACGCCAGCCTATCGCGGGACCGCCTATGTCGTGTTTGAGGAGTTGAACCTCAGCGCCTTCGGCAACCGCCTGCCCCAGATCAGCTTCGAGGTGTTCCGACCCCTCGCGGCTCCCGACACCGCTGAAGGGCTGGTAAAGGCTGTCACGATGATCCCCGCTTCGGGCGAATTCACATACGCGACCGCCTCGGTCAAGAAGACCACCGGCTCCGGCGGCGCGACCGTGGCCGAAAACCTGAACGCGATCACCGACACCGCGGACATCATCGTGGCGCTGGACCGGTTGCAGTCGCTGGCCCCGGCCGTCGAAAGCGTCAGCCTGGTTGTGGCGTGGTTTGGGGATGATCTGCGGGCAAGGAATTGCAAGGTGCGGCCCGGGGTTGTTCGGCGCACCGGACGTCATCCTGCTCGACCTGCCCGCGCGCTCCGTCAGTTGATCGCGGCAAACGGTCGCCCGGCGTCGCTGTCGCCGCAAGGCCCGTTGCCGCGGATCACCGAGGCGAAAACTGCACTGGGCCGCAATGAAGCGCGCGACCGCAGCTGGCTGATGGACTGGCTGAAGCGTGACGGCCGCTCCTTGGGCGATCCCAGCAAGAACGCCTGGTGCGGTGACTTCGTGGAGACCTGCATCCGCATGGCTCTGCCGGAAGAACCGCTGCTCGGCGCGCTGGGCACCAATCCGTACTGGGCCCGAAACTGGCTGCTGTTCGGGCAAGACACGGAGCCCATCACCGGCGCCGTGCTGATCTTCGAACGCGGTTCTGGCGGCCATGTCGGCTTCGCTGTCGGCCAGGATGACACGCATTTCTACGTGCTAGGCGGCAACCAGTCCGACGCAGTCACCATCGCCCGCATCGCCAAATACCGCCTACTCGGCGCGCGCTGGCCCACGACCTATCCACCCCGCCCGCAGCGCATGCCGACCATGAAGCCGGGCGAATTCCTCGCAACCACCAATGAAATCTGAACTGGAGAACAGCATGTTGAAACCTGCAGTCCTCGCCCTCATTCGCCAGATCCTGACCGTCGCGGGCACCGCGCTGGTCGCCAAGGGCTATGTCCAAGCCTCGGATATCGAACCGGTCATCGGCGCGCTGCTGACTATCGGGTCGGTGATCTGGTCGGTGGCAGACAAGCGCGGGCGTTAA